TCGTAAACCGCCGCGGGCCTCTTCCATGCCGGGCGACCACGGTACGAGAACGCGGGTTCAAGGCCCGAGTCGTTACCAAGTCGCCTTCTGACGTGGTTGAGGTAGGCCACCTCGTTCGCAGCGTTGTCTGGCCGATGCTGGAGAAAGACCCTAGGGTACGCGCCTCGCTTGAGGGCGGTAGACTCGAGGAGGTTTTTGCAAACCTCTCCGAGAACCGCATCAAGTGCCCCGTGTCCCTGGGTGATCTCCTTCTGGTATCGGCCGACCTGACAAAGGCGACGGATGGCTTTAGCCGCGACGCTATTCTTTGCGTCTGGGATGGTTTGTGTACAGGAGCCCAACTCCCCGAGGACGTTCGTAAACTTGGCGAACGACTCCTCGGCCCCATGCGTGTCGAATACGACGAAGATTCGGGTCTGGAGGCCCTGGATACAGAGGGTGGTTGCCTGATGGGGCTGCCACTTTCTTGGTTTATCCTCAATATCATAAACCTCTGGGCCTGTGAATCTTCGATTCGAGAGGCGTGCCAAAGTATTGGCTTGCCGAAGGAGGCCAGTGTCGACCTCTCTCGGTTTGCCACTTGTGGTGACGACCTCGCTGCCGTTATGCCAGCGGCAGCTCACGCGGGGTACGAACGAAGGGTTACCGACGTTGGAAGCGGATTGTCGGCTGGGAAGCATCTTGTTTCGAACCACCTCTTGCTCTTTACGGAGCAGATGTGCTGGTTCGAAGCACAAGAGTTCCCGGCCCCGGCATATTCCATCTTCGGTTGGCTGAAACCTGGTTCGGCAGTCCCAGACGGTTTCCGTTCCGGTTACACCGCGTTTAATGCGGTCCAGATGATCGACTATGTACCAGTACGTAGTTTGATCCATCCTGGACACTTCGCAATAAAGCGGATTTCCGGTCCGGTACCGTTTGAGCTGCCGAGCTGGGCCACTTCCGGTCCTGCGATTTCTTCGGCGATTCCGGCCTGGTGTCCTACGTGGAAGCGTAAGATTATCAGCCGGATCGCGAAGGTTCTCAGACCGGAGGTAGCAGCCCTCCGAAGCGTCGGTATTCCTCCGTTCGTTCCACGGGAGTTGGGGGGTGGTGGGTTTCCGCCGCCAAGACCCGGCAAAGTCCTGCATGACGCCCCTGCGACTTACCGACAGTTCCTCTTCCGGATCCTGATTGACCACCAGGAAGGGAAGGAAGAGGAGGCTGTCGGTTCGATTCGCGGAATCGTAAATTTGTGGCGTACATGCGGAGTAGCCGGAGATCTGCTTTCGGATGCGCTGATTGAAGCTGAGGAGGAGCTTAAGGTCAGGCCTCTGTGGGAGTCGCCTGAGGGCGGCAGTCTTCGCGAAAGACTGTCGACCGTCCTGGACGACCATTTGACGCTCACAGAGGACGATGCCTTGCTCCGCCTTGCTTCGGTTTGGGCACCGGCATTGGGCATAGCCGGCTTCAGTGGGGGTAGACCCTACTGTAAGCCGTTCTATAAGTTCGTTGCCGAGTACCGAAAGCGGGTCTTGTCTTTGGCCTCGACTATAACTGGTCGAGGGAAACCCTTGAAGAATGTGGATGAGTCGGATTTGGCAATCCGACTCAAAGAAATGTGCTCCGGCCCGGTGGTTTATATACCTCGTGAGAGGATACCACCGGGGCTCGGAGTGTGCATTGTAGGCATGCCCTCCCGAAGGAGGATCATTGGATTGCACCGACAAAGTCAGTCCAATCGCATGG